TTTTTCCGGGATGATCTGGACAACGGCGGGATAGAGTTTGACAAGCCGGACTTCCTTTACGGCGGAACGTCTGTTTACCAGTTCACTGAGCCGTATGACCTCACCCCGATTGGCGGCGAAATGTGGCGTCTGTCTATCTCTCTGGAGAAGCAACCCTAATGCCTTACAGCGACTCGTTTTTAAAGAACATTTACAGCCGATCCTCTGGTGATCCGTCAATTGTGCTGATCGAAGTTAATATTGATGGCACGTTTTATTACTACGCAAACAACACGCAATCCATCGACAGCAATGTTTCGGGCAGCACCCAAACCTACCAGCCGGGGCGCTTTGATCTATCCCTTCCAGAAGAAACGGCAGAGGGCACTCCAAGGGCTACTATTGATTTCGACGCGGCGGATATAACCATTGTCAGGCGGCTAAGGCTGGCAGAAGAAAGAATCATTATTAACTTATGGGTGGTCGCCGCATCCGCTCCCAACGTCGCTGAGTTTGGCCCGGCTCAGTTTGAGTCAACCTCATTCAGCATCAGCGGATCAGGCGTCAGTGTTGATCTGGAGGTCGAGCCGATTCTGGATGTGCAGCTACCAGGTGAGCGGTTCACGCCCCAAACGTTTCCGGCTCTATGGGAAGGCAATGATTCGTGACCTTCTCGCCATTCCATACCTTCCGGGGGGTCGCTCAATGGAGGGCGCTGACTGCTGGGGAATGGTGCAGATATGTTATAGTAAGTTGATGGGCGTCGAGGTTCCGGGCTATGACGATGTTTATTATGAGCCCGGTGGAGACACTGACGCGGCGGACTTCATAGCGGATCAACTTGACGACCAACAGCATTTTGAGCGTGTAACGAGTCCAGAGCGCGGATGCTTTGCTCTGCTGTCAGTAGCAGGCAACCCGATACACGTTGGATTCATGCTTGATAATCGGCAGATGATACACACGCGCGCAGGCGTAGGGCCGTCAGTTGATGACGTAACCACGATAAAATGGAAGGGGCGAATTCTTGGATTCTATAACTACAGGCCAGCAAATGACCGCTAATATCGTTGTTTCAAAAGCTCCATTCCTTTCGCCCATTCAGGAGCCGGTCGATGCTGGGCGAACAGTTGAGTCCATCTTTGGCGATTATACGGGTCTTGCAAGAGAGCACACGCGGGCGTTCATTAATGGCAACCCGGTTGATGATTGGAGTCAGGAAGTGGTTAGTGGGGATCTCCTGACGCTGCACCAAGTGCCGTCGGGACTTGGCTTAGCCGCCAACCTCGCCATTGCCGCGCTCGTTGTATCAGTTGCCACTTTTTTCCTCTTCGCCCCTGAAGAGCCCGAGATTTCTGACAACGAAAAGCGCAAGCGTGTAAAAGGCGACAGAAACCAAAGTAAAGCCTACGAGCCAATCCCCTACATCCTCGGTAAGCGCAAGATTGTTCCGGCTTATGCGGCCAATCCGTATTACGAGTACCGGGGCAAGGATCAATATTACCGGATGTTGCTTTGCGTCGGCTACGGGCCAATGAACGTCACGGATGTGCGGATTGGTGAAGTGCCCCTAAGCAGCTTTGGAGAAGTCGAGTACGCGGTTGTCGATTGGTACAACAACTCTGACAAAGAAACGTTGCGCGATATATGGTCAAGGGATGTAGCACAGAATCGGGTTCAGGACGAATTACCGAGGGTTGGCAGCGGCTGGCTGAACAGCTTTATTCCGGTTGGCCGAGGGATGACAAATGCCACATTCTCGTACCCGAGGGGGCTCTACCGGATAAAAGGCGGGGGTAGTCGATCTAATTTATGCGGAGCAATACAGCTTCAATATCAGGGCGGCTCTGGCGAATGGTTTACGGCTGCACGGTACTATAACAGGACGGCAGCTAACAAAGGCGCAGTGCCGTACCGCCTGTTCAAAGAGGGCGGCGTTTTATACCGGACTGGATCGACAAACCAAGATTGGGGAGATGGGCAATTTAACCTTTTTTTTTGGCAAGAGCCCGTACCGACAAGCTACATAGTATTTGACGACGGTAACGGTTACGTGGTTCTAGACGCGCCCGAAGGCTATGAAGTATCTAGCGTTTCTTCATGGTCAAAAAGCAACAAATTCTTTACACGTTCGATCACGTTCGATCCCTCTCTTCATGGTAGCCCGCCGACTGAAACCCCTGTAACGGTTCGGGCGCGCAACTTGTCCCCTGGGGATAGCGGCAAAACGCCGTGGACAGACACGGCTCACCTAGAGTTTACGCAAAGAAGCGCGCCTCTTGACACCATACGTTTTGATGAACTTATTGGCAGCCCGAGCGGAAACTATAGACCCGTCATCATTGCCCTGAACATTAAAGCGACAGATCAGGTCAGCGGCAATCTTGATTCTGTCAATGTCATTGCTGAATCTGTTGTGCCTTCTGTTTGGGCCAACGACTGGCGCGACTGGTACGGTCAATCTCTCACACCCAGCAGCAACCCGGCAGAGCTTTACCGGTGGGTCCTACAAGGGCCTTTTAATCGTGCCCGGGTTAGCAACAGCAGGATCAGACTAGAGGACTTGGACGCTTGGCGTCTGCGCTGCATCGCGGACGGATGGGAGGCGTCAAATTATAACAACGAAGCGGCCGCTCTGAAGTCCGTGCTGAATAACGTAGCGAAGACCGGGCGCGCTGAATTTGCAATGCGCGATGGTCAGTTTAGCGTTGTGCAGAACATTGAGAAGCTGATCCCGACTCAGATTTTCACCCCGAAGAACAGCTCTGGATTCAGTTCAAATCGCGAATTTCCAGATCCTTCAGACGGCATAACAGTTGAGTTTCAAAACGAAGATCAAGACTGGGAGTTGGACGAGTGGACTTATTACGACCCATCCATACTCGAAGCTGATCGCATTGGACAAACCGAGTCACTTGAGCTTTGGGGCGTCACTAATCCCGCCCTTGCTCAGAAGCATGCGCGATTTGCATACCTTGAAAAGCGCTTTCGTAGGGAAACGTATGAGCTAACCACAGACATAGAGAACCTCGCGTGCGCTAGGGGTGATCTTGTCCTTGTTCAGAATGACATCATCGACGTGGGCCTGGGTAGTGGGATTGTCAAGTCCGTTGGCGCTGGTACGTTTTCGATTGATGAAACTTTTGAATTGGTCGCTGGCCAGTCTTACGGCGTACGCGTCAGGACGGTCAGCAGCGGCACACAGTTCAAGCAAATAACCGCGACTTATAACGGGTCCGGCCAATGGTCAACGGTGGACGCCATTGAATTTATCGCTGGCGACCTAGCTTCCTATGGCGTGGCGGGATCAGAAACGCTTGATTGCATTGTTGTTAACGTCTCGCCTGCGCAGGACCTTGGCGCAACGATAACGCTGGTTAACGCGGCAAACGAGATTTATACGGAAGATGGCGAACCCCTACCCACATACACAACCAACCTTAGACCCAGGCCAGAGAATCAGATACCCACAGCGCCGGAGATTTCGGCAGGCGTGGGGCCGTCTAATTATTTGTCTGCTGTCGTCAAGGTGTCAGTGCTGAACCCTGAGCGTCTTGCCACCGTTACGCGTTCGTATCGCCTGCAGTATAAAATTGATTCGGACATTATTGAAGACCCAGAAACAGGCGAAATCATAACGGACCCCGGCAGACCTGATGGCGACTCAGACGTGTGGATTGATGCACCGGATATAGACGCCAGAATCGGCAGCGTTGATGTCCCTATACCGCTGGATGTCGGAAGCCGGATTGTGTTCCGGGCAAAAGCACGCGGCACCGGCAACTTAATGTCAGCGTGGTCAATAGAGTACGAATTAGTCATTAGCGAGCAGCCCGCGCCGGACGTTAACAGCTTTACTGTTACCGAAGAAATCAACACGCCCAAAACCCCGGACGGCATGTTTTCCACGCTCGTGATTACGGTTGACGAGCCTCCGACAGACCCTTACTTGTACGCTGTAGCAGAATATCGCTTGCCCGGCCAAGACGAATGGCAGCGAATCAGCAAAATAGGCTGGCAGTTCCAGAGTGTCGCCGAAGTGGTTGTATTGGCGAACGGCACTCAATATGAGATCCGCGTCCGCAGTGTGTCAGTTTACGGCGTCGAGAACTTTTACGGCCTTCGGCAGATTGTCACTACAACAAACGTGCTGGACCCGGAGTACACAGAAGACAACCCGTTTCTTGTTCTGCCGGTCCCGGACGTGAGCGGCCTTGAGCTGTTCGAGCAGGGCAATGACACAGAGTTTACCGGACGCGATGCCAAGTTTGTTTGGCGTCGATCCACCGTTGGCGACTGGGTAGAAATTGGATTCGAGGGGCTTCGCGGTGCCGGTGCTGGCAGGCTGGATCAGTATTTCCGGGATTATCAAGTTGAAATATGGACTGATAATCAGATCGTCAGGACTGAGCAGGTTTACGATCCTGTCTATATCTACTCCTTTGAGAAAAATGCTGAGGACTACCGGCGCGTAACGGGCACGGTTGGTGCTTGGCGCGACTTTGAGATCAGGGTTATTGAGCGTGGCAGAAACAATCAGGTGTCGGCTAATTCAGCCAAGCTGTCTGTGGCCAACACCGCCCCCGAACCCTTAGCCGCACTCTCAGTAGTGCCAGGCTTCAGCGTGATCGAGATCAGCTATCTGCGCCCCGATGATCTGGATTTTGCAGGCGTTGATATTTGGGTTAGCCAAACGCAAGGCTTTGACCCTGACTCTACTGAGCCTACTGCCACGGTATCTGACAACAGCTATATCGTGTCCAGTCTGACCCAGGGCGAAACCTACTATGTCAGGCTCCGGCCCTTTGACTTGTTTGGCAAGACAGGCACGAACACCAGCGCAGAATTTGCCGTAACCACAAAGACCGGCACGGACATCACTGGGCTCAGTGGTTGGGCTTATGAGATTGATCCTGTCGATCGGACGTTTATTGAGGATAACTTAGAAGATGACGCTGTGCCGTCTGAGAAGATCGTAAACCTCACGGTTGCAAAGCTCACCACCGGCACCCTGAACGCCACAGAGACAATCACAAGCGAAGGCGTGATACGGGCTGTCGATGACGTTGCTAACCCGGTTGTGCAGGTAGGCATAGGCCCGGCTACATTCGGGGAGCCTGTAACATATTTGATGTGGGCATACAACGGCACCGACAGGACGTTCAGTGTCGATGAGCTGGGCAACGTTAGTGTTACGGGTTCCATTACCATTGCAGCCGGAAGCACTGGCGTTGCTAACCTGAGCGATGCGGGGACGCTGGCAACCAAAAGCTCGGCAGACTGGGATACTGAAGTGGCGGGCACTGGTAAGCCTGCCAACAATGCGGATGTGACTGGCGATAACACCGCCGCATCCATTGCCGGACAAGGCTCACTAGCAACCCTCAACAGCGTTGATTGGAATAGCACCCTAGACAACATTCCCGCCCGAGTGAGCGATACAGCTACGACTGGCCTGAACCTGACTGACACCTATATAGGGTATTACGATGGGACAGCGTTCAAGTCTTATATTCAGAGCAACGGCAACTTCCACTTCGGCGGGGATGCTAACAACTTCATAGACTTCAACGGCACTCAGCTTGTTATTGATACTGATAACTTTAGTGTTGATGGGGCTGGTAATGCTACGTTTAGTGGTGATTTACTTGCGGCTGGGGGCAGCTTTAGCGGAACACTTGATGCGAGTTCGATAACATCAGGGCTTTTGAGCGCCACTTATATTGATGTTGACAGTCTTGTGGTTCGTCAGATGCAGAGTGACACCAATGTAACAGTAGGCGGATCAACAGGGCCTGCCTTTGATTTCAACACTGACGGCAGTTTTTCTTTACGTGGCAAAGATGCAACCGGAGGGATTATTCAGGATGCTGAAGGCATGAAGGTTTATGACTCAAACGGCACTTTACGCGTGAAACTGGGGAAGCTCTAATGGCGTATGGTCTACAGGTAAACAATGCAAACGGCCAATCTCGGCTTTATGAGAATTCTTGGTTCATGAATTTCCACAGTAATCAGTCCCACCTCCTAGGGCCTGGGGCTACAAAGAATGTTTCAATACCGGGCTTTGATCCAAACCGCTGGGGGATTGTTCGTTTAAAAATTAGAATAGAAGGTTCTTTTTCTAATTCAGCGCAGGGTCTTGTTACACTAAATAGTGGGTACGTGGAATTAAGTAATTCAGGATCAAGCGTCAACATGCGATTTGATTTTATAGTTTTAAAGGGCAACTGATGGCTTACGGGATAGAGATCAAAAACGGCTCAGGTGTCACAATTCTTGATGGAAGTTCACCAGTGTTTACTGAGGTCGCCAGTGGTACGTTAAATGTGAATGTAGATGAAGGCCCTGTCTATAAAGGCGTTATCTCTGTCCCCTCACAATATACCGATCCTATCATTGCATATCAGCTTCCTGTGGGTGAATGGTTATCACTTTGGCATGATGTAGTTTATGCCAGCAAAGACACAGGAACAGCCGCAGTGCCTTATAAAATATTTGCATCAGTCAACCAGTTAAGTCCGTCAGGTGATGCGCATGGTTTACGAATTTACGATGTTTCCGGCAATTTAGTATTTGATTCCGGTAGATCAGTTTTTAATGTACTGAGCAACCATCTTTTTACGGCTGACGCAACAGTATCAACGGCTTTTACAAATACAGGTAATGAATGGGTACTTGCTTCAACGGCAGGTATTAAAGGGTTAAGGCAGGCCGGCGCTAGTGCTGGTGTGTTTCTTGGGGCGTTCATAAGGCAGAATTCTTCTGATTCTGTCAGTGTTTTGATTAAAGATCTTGTCAATGGACCTTTTCCCTCTGAGGGTGATATTTTTACACCTTCTACGTGCAACTCAGTACGGATTGCAATCACATAAATAAGGATTAATCACCGTGTCTCAGGAAAAAATAAAATCTTCAGCCTTAGCTTCAGAAAGAATGAGAGGCAATTCTTTCGCCTTGGGCAAGGTTCCGTCTAACAAGCTAAAGGTCGCCAACCCAAGGTTTTTTCAAACAATAGACACTGAAGAAAAGGCGTACTACCTAGGGCTTTTGGGTGCAGATGGGGGCGTCAGGTCAAACTCTAAGGACGGCAATAGGTTGACGCTAAATTTAGTGGACAAAGAACCTGTTTATCACTTGAAAAAGCTTCTTGGATGCAAGGCGAAGGTGGTTAAAAGAAATTATAAGGCGTGGGCTAACCCAATGTACTGCCTTAGTGTTAGCGACAAAGATCTTGTAGCGGACTTAATTAGTCACGGCATAACTCAAAATAAAACAAAAACCTTAAATTTCCCCTCTCATCTAAGCGGCAACATGGCGAAACATTTCATAAGGGGCTACATGGATGGTGACGGGGATGTATGCTTAGTAAGCGAGCCTTCTAGGAAGCTGTTGACAGTATCTTTTTATGGTACAGATGATTTGGTTAATGGTTGCATTAAACACTTGGACGAAAATGTCGGACTAAAATCAAAAGGCACATTTCAGCAGGGGGCAATAACTAGGTTTAAGAGAAGCTGCAAGCAGGCTCAGAATATACTGGAATACCTTTACAAAGATTCTAGCGTTTTCTTCGGCAGGAAGAATCAGAAGTACCTTGATTGGCTTGAATATAGGAGCATAACTCGATGAGTCAGTATTCGACAGGCACAGCAACCGTAACAAACGGCAGCGCCACAGTCACAGGCACCAACACCCTATGGCTCGCAAACGTCACAGCAGGA